TGTAGGATAACCTTTCGGTTTTACGGTCACCAGGGCAAGAGTAGCTACGTTAGTAGCAAGTCCTCTGCCGAGGTGTATGAGCTTGGTAATTCATACCAAACTCTCTGGCGTACGCCTCGCCGTATACTATTGGTTTCGTATACAGAGAAGACAGATCCAGACGCTGATTGCTTTCGCAAAGGATTCATCCAATGCGGCAACCTAGCTGGGTCGACAAACGATTCATTCTGAGATATGAGCCGTGCACTGAGCTTGACAAAGTCGAAGTCTCGTGCTTGCAATCTTCTCTGTTTGTATCGCGCATATAAGGCTTTACCCACGTACACTTGCGTGTATTTCCGGGTCGATCCCTTTCTCCAGTCGGAGCAAGAGTCGTGCCAATATGTATCGAATTCAGTATCACTAACCGGACCAACTAACGCTCTAAAGCGTTCGGGAACCCACTTATGGTATAGACTATCAATCGAGGTTTGTACCTCCGATGTGTAGTAACCATGTAGTGTGAGCCACCGAGTAATCCGGTTTCGGTCACTGAATAATTCACCAACTACCGTTGGTACATCATGAAGATGCACCGGACGGAGCGAATGTCCCCGGAACCAATCGGTTCCGCAGCTTTCCTTAACCTGTCCTTGTAAAAAGGATTTTTCGCGGTTAATGTGAAAGCCACACAGCTTAAGGTACTGCACCAAAGTAGGTGCACACCCCTCAGGGCAGATGATGTCGTCTCCGAAGATAGACACATCCTCCTTTGGGTAATACCCGAGGCTGCATTTGGTTACTCCAAACATCAGAGCACCAAATATTAGGGATTCGATAGCGAAGGTACTACCGTTGCCCATAGAGGATAACTTCGAGTAGCGGATCTTAGATCCGTCAGGAAGCGTTCCCATAGGGCTTCGGATTTCACATAAATACCTGAACCAAGGTTCAGGCAGCAGTAATTTGACAACTCCCAGTGATATTGTATCACTAGCCATTGCCAGGTCTATAGTTGCTGGACTACAATAGTCCATCCTAATTGACCCTGCATATGCGAGCTTCTGATTTTTGGTTTGATCATCAAGATCAATACCCCATGGCTTTAACTTTTTGCGGATGTAACCATCCACTCCGAGTTGCAGCATCATGTTCATCGTTGGCTCAATCGCTATAGGACGCTCTTTGCGAGCATCCTTTGGAACTGTTGTAATCTTATTGCCCTTGACGATATTAAAACACCTCTTGGCCATGTAGGCTTTTGAGATGTGGAAATATGATGGCCACCCTTCTTGGGTGCGAATGTCGCTTTTTACGGCTTCATACCATCGTTCGTCTGAGACAAGTAGATCACATGCGTGATCGAAACATCTTGCGGTTACATCGTATGGATATCCTGCGAATTTATCAAACGCAGAGGTATTCCCACTGGATGTACCGGTAGATGCGCCAGGCCCATGCCTAGCTGTACGTGTTAATTCTTCCTTGGAAGGAAGAGAGGAACCGAGGATTTTGCGGATAAACCACTTAGCCTCGTTAAGAACTTTGTCATCTGCGCCGAGTAATTTACGGCGCCCCACGCGATTAAACGTGGAACAACATTGTTCCCCCAGAAGTATCATTTGGATGCCTGCGCGCTTGCGCGCTTCAGCATCACCATCAAATGGATACTTCTTTAACACTGAACTCAACATAACCCGAACTTCATGGTTCGCCCATGACTCTGAGTTTTCAACGGAGTTAATACTCTGTAACCCCATTGACGCTGACAAGTTAAGGTAACCATCTACGTCCCTCTCTCGGATCACCCGAGAGAGCGTAGACGCCTCCTTGTCAGACAAATGCGAGCCGATTGCTCCTTTCAGAGCGTCTAACACCAGCCACGGGTAATCCCGGGCAACTCTAACCGTCTGATTCCTCAGACTGGTTCGCTGTTGGTGTTTCGACCGACTTTCCGTGTTCATGTGAAATTTCTTCACAGGGCACTCCTTTCGGCATCTCGCCGTGAAGGTTTCGAAGAAAGGCTACAGGATCCGTAAGGATCGCAGCCAAGTGAGAGAAGACTAATGCTAGTACTTTCCAGTACTTAGGCATCGGCCAACTCACCTTCTTCGAGCAGTGCACGGAATTTAGCGCTATTTACATAGGCGCTAACCAAGTCGACCATCGTGTCCACTTCTGTGGAAGCACGACCAACCGGTGCGGATACACTAAGATCGAGGATAAACGGCAACGTAATGTTGCCATCCCCGGCCTTATTCGGGACATCAATGTCGTACGTCACTTTCGTGGACGTGCGGCGTGTGCCCCTGCTTTCGCCGTTAACAGTCGGAAAACTCCGAGTCTGTTGCAGCAGAAAGCGCTGTGCATCTGAGTGCAAAGTCTCTTCCTTCAGGATGAGACGATGCGGTTCTGCGACTTCCTTTTGAAAGTCGTAGGCGGTAGTAGACGCTCCTACGAGCGCTAGTATTGTAGACATAGTATGTCTCCTTTATGTTCGGCAACCCTGAATGGGTTGTCGTAAGCGCCAACTATCTTTAGATTTTCCATCTACGGAAGTCCGTAGTGTATCCTCCGAAGATAGCGAGCAAGTCCAGAAGCTTTAGCCCGTCCAACCGAATGTTGAGACGTGGTAACCAAGGCCTGGACGGATTAGCATACCGTCTGGTACGGACCACTTTTATGGTCGTACCATTATGCGATACGTCATTGAGATACTGGCCAAGATGATAAGAATACATCTTATAGCCGTAGGCACTTCTCCTCTTCTCCTCACGGAGAGTTAGATAGGTGCCAAGTATTTCGCAGTCGTATACTGGGGTCCAGGAGTTTAGTAAATCTCCTATGTTAAGAAACCAATCAGCAATAAAGCTAAAAGGAATCAGTTCCCATGCGGTCTGGACCAGGTCCAGATCAAACTCGGAGAAGAAATCTGCGTCGGCGGCCTTAAATTCTAGGACCGCTCCAGCAGAAAGCATATTCTTCTCACTATCCACTACGTTGTAGTATGGGTAAACACCTGTTGAGGTGGTGCCCACTCTATGTCCGTAGGAATATGGTGTCCCTGTTGTGTCATCAACGACACGGTTGACTTCGACTTTCTTACGTCGAGGTTTTCCGTATGCGTTGAGCGCCTCTATAGTTGCCAGCACATCGTAATAGATGGGCCTTAAACCGTAGCGACATTCAAGGTATGCATCTGCCGCTTGCGCGGCTGTTATCATACCATGATGAAACATGGACCGAATTTTCTTCACATTCTTGAACATATGTATCGCTCCCCGGAACAACCGGTTCAACGATGCAACAGATTTATCAAGCTCAGCGATTGCCGTTAAGGCATCCATCTGAGCAGATTGGATCTGTCCGTACAATCTTGATGTTATGAGATCACTCTCAGCATCAAATTTTGTATCGGTAGTCAAGGATAAGCTAGGGAACAGCAACCCGGCGTAAGCCTGGTAGGTGGCAACTTCTGCCACTACTTGCTTCCAATACCATCCATAGTCCCGGTTTCCCGAGGCGTGGAACAAAGTATCGTACACAAACACTGTCTGTTCGCTCATCATGTCGTTCATCACAATCTCGCCAGATTCTTTCTTGGCGATCCATCCATCGGTAAGGTTATCCCACATCTCTTTTTCGAGATGGGTGCCTGTTCCTAAGGATGCGGTGAAATCCACTTTTGAAGGTGGATCACCATTGTAACTGGTATACAAACTCCAGTCTGAACGATGTTTATGTGAACCGTCAGCAGTGCGATACCGCGTTGTATTCAGTGTTCTCATTACTTCCTCCTTTGGTTGCCTATAAGGCATCTCAATGGCCCCCGCTAAGGGGCCCCATAGTTCTTATTGTCGTTCCTAGGCATTTAAGCCTAAGACGTCCGCTCTAGAGCGGCACACGACATATCCGGTAAAACCGGGCCTATGGTTTATGAGATGCTAAAGGTAATCATGGTTAGGAACCTGAGACCTAGCACGCCACTCGGCGTAACAACTAGGTACTAAATACTGGATTCCTCCACGTGATAGCATAGCTATAGATTACTCCATAACTACGCAGTCTACCATTGATACAGGTAGACTCCGCGATTAGGTCGTTAGATCTAATCCACGAGACCCCC